TTTGCACTATGTTGTAATGCTTGAGTCAATTCTGCTTTCTTGGATTGTGCCATTTGAATATATTTTTGTATTCCAGGCATTGCTTTAATTTTAGCAATCATACCGTTCAATGAATCCATGAGACCTTCATTTAATTGATGGCTCTCTAATCCAGTACTACCAAGATCAGTATCTTTCATATTTGGTTCATGTTCTGGCTTTTCTAATCTCTTTAACATCTTTGATATCTTGTCATGGATGTTATCAATCTTATCATTTTCAAAATCATGTTCAAATTCATTAGCGCCTGGGTTACGACCACGCATTGCATGTTGTGTATGTGCGCCTTCATCCATACCTGGAATAGTATCTATATCTAATGCTGCATCTGCGTCAACTTCTTCCTCTTCAGTAGTAACTGCCTGTGAGGTAGAGTTTATAAAGTTTTCATTAGCACCAACTAGTTTACCGATGTTGTTGTTCTTAACTTTCTCTGTTGGACCTAATTGACCTACACGCTTTTGATTAACATCTAAATCCTCTGCCATACCTTGCTGACCTTGTAATTGATCATATTGGTCATATACTGTTTCATAGGCATGATACAATGCATCAACTTCGTCTTGGTTAATATCATACATGTCATATACTTCATCTTCAAGGTCAGGGAATTCACCAATTGCTGACATTACCTTTTCAACTGAATTATTGAATCTATTCTGTCTAACTCCGTATTTTGCTATATTGTACCAGGCTGTTTTGATAGGATCACCATGGTGACCAACCTTTGCCCAGTTGCCTACTTCTCGTAGACCCAAGTCGATTGGTGGATTTTCACCGGCCATTCTTTCATTGTATGCGGCTAATCTTGCGACCTGTTCTTCATGCGAATCTTCTGCCATAGCTTGCTCTGGCAATACACCTTTTGGTCCGCCGCGCATTGTATATTGACTGCTTGCTTTCATGTTACCCATACGGCCTTTATTAAGAGTTCCTATTTTACCTGCTCTATCTGTTTTATATACATCATCCGGACCTACTGGTGTTTTTAAAGCAAGTGTATCTCGTGAATATGATTTGCCTCCGGAATATCTCTTTTGAGTTGTTATGGTTCTAAGGGCGTCCATAGCATCACCTATAGAATCAAAGGTTGAATGAATATCATTACTGTAATAACCATTATTAACGGTAAAATCTACTTTAATTTTACCAGTTTTCAAGTCTTGTACAACGGTACCACTAGCATCATATCCATCTTCGTCATCATCAAAATCAAATTGTCTTGTATCAGGTTCATGTGGTTCAACTTCATTCCAACCATGTAAATTTTCAATTGCTTTGCCAAAATCTCCCTGACCCTCAGGAATACCAACTGGATTATTACTTGTAAGACTTTCTTCTTCAGTTAAACTGTCAGCCCACTCTGCTAACTTGTTCATTTCTTTGTCAATAACTGATTCAGCTACTTTCTTGTGTATTCTATTCAATATTGGCATTACACTTTCAATACGTGGGTCTAATGTTTCTTGTACAAACAATTCATTTAGATTTGTTTCATCGCCCTCGTCTTCCATCAATGCAGGTGTCCAACTTTCAAAGTATGCGTTATAACCGCGCTTACCGGTCATGCGGCTCAGTGATTCACGTAGACTTTGATAGTGTGCAATACCTTCATTAACTAATGATTGTGCTGATTCGTTGAATTGACCATTACGTGTAGCACGAACAAATCCAGCCATCTTTTGATATTCTTCACAAAGACTATGCACATGATTCCAACGATCATCATTGACTTTTCCACCTTCAGCGATATGTCTAGCATATACACGGGCAATACCAGGCTTTTTGGTATCAAGTAAATATCTTTCGCCTTCTTGATTCTCTAAGAAAATTCTATTGATGTTACGATAGCGTTGTTCACCTTCTTCAATGACACGGCTATGTTCAATAACAATCTTTACGCTAGGCACAGCATCACTGTAACTGCGACTCTTGCCCATTGGGTAGTAACCCTCTGCTATTTTATCTTTGTTTCTCATATGGTTCCTTCTTGCCATGTCATCACCCACACGGTCTTTGTTTTGTGTTTTAAATCCTCTTAAGCCTTTGGTCATTCTCCAAGCACTTAGTTGATGTAATAATCCACTCCATGTATCATCATAATCTAGTCCGGGTGTTTTATCATCGGGACTATCGGATACATCATCACCAAAATATACAGTTAACACTCTATCTTCGTCCAATGTTACATAAACGGTGCCGTAATCTTCTCCGTCTTTAGTGAATTCAAACTTGAAAATGTCTGCTTCATCAGGTACAGGGGTAGCTTTACCCTCAGCATCTAATGGTTTTGGCTTGTATTTAGACAATAATCTAAACAATTCGCGGTTTAATGATTCTGTATTTGTAGGCATAATGTATTTATCTTAAACTCAACTTAGCACGGCAAAGAATGGTAAGGGAGCAACAAATTCTTCATGGTCCTTGACATAACTATCTAATTCAAAGTGATATGACCCTAATTCCTGTATCATTCTTACATTTAATAAGCTGGCCATAATCAAATCGTCAGTATCCCCAATCTTAGCAGCATAACTACCCGCATGTGCTACAAACGCTTTTAATTCACTTATAAGACTACGACTATTTATGGTTAGTTTCTTACTTTCTAGTAAGGTCTTAAACTTAGCACAAGCGGTTAATTTACTCTTATTTGTAGTATTAAATCCTTTACGCTTCTTGCCTGGTTCGCTGATGAATGTTCCGGGGATGTTATTCTCTCCATATTCGTTTAGTGACACCAATGCTGCTTCCCCAATGCTGTTGTTCTCTACACTATAATAGAGATTGTTTGGCTCACCTGTACATTCAACTATGTATTTGTTTATCTGTGCGATAAGTTTAATCTGTGTTGGGATATCAGTTTTGTTGTGTTTCCATTCACCAACTTGTGTAACAGTATTTGCTTCAAAGATTTGTATTGCTGCTGGATCACTACCAGTACCAAGACTTGGGTCTAATGATACTGTATAGATACTGCCCTTTGTTGGTTTCTTGTACCAACGAACTTGTCCCATACGACTGACTGGCTCTATACCCTCTAACATCAACAATGTATTAGGATTAATAAGTGTTTCATCAGCAATAATGAACTCACAACCAATCTCTCGGTTGAAACGATCCTCGCCAAGCTGTGCTTTCATTTCATCAGCCCACTTTTGATCTCGGCCTGGTTGTTCATGCCACTCTGCTCTATATGCTCTAAAGCCATTGATACCTAATTCAGTTGTGTTACCAAATTCATCTTCAGTTTTGTTAGCACCTTTCCAAATGAAAGCAAATTGATCTTCGTCACTGTTTGGGGTACTTGTGATAATAGCTTTACCACCAGTACTTAATGTTGGAGTAATAGCTGTCCAGAATTCTTTAGCGATACTTGGTCTAACGAACGCAAACTCGTCTAGGTATAGTAGTGTAATAGACATACCACGACCTGTATTTTCAGTAGTAGTTGCTGATACAATACGACTACCATTCTCAAAGTCCAATGAGCCTTTGTTATATGTTGTTACACCTGCTTTGATGTAGTCTGGACAGTTTTCGTATGCATAGCGAACACGCTGCATAATCTCTTGTGCGCCTGTATATTTGTGTGCTGCGATAAGAATTGTACTGTCCGGTACAAACATGGCGTACCACAGTAAGTAACCAGCAGCACTAGTTGATTTGCCTGACTGTCGTGGCATTAAGCTGATACTATAGCGATAGTTATGATAAGTATTGATTAATCTTTTCTGAAAGTCCCATGGGTGATATACCATGCTACCTTTTGTGGGATGCTGTATGTAGAAGAAGTTATCCATAAAGTATAGATAACCTGTGTCAGGATCGCAGCACTTTATAAAGTCCTGCAATTCCTTATCATTTTTAAATTTTGTCTTTGTATAGGGATCTTTAACTAAAGATGCCTGTCCTGTTTTTGTCATACTCATAATGAGTATTTATTACAAATTATTTGATATCTAATGGTCGTTGCTTAGTAGCAACAATACAATAGAATTTCTCTTTTGCTTTAAGATTAGGTTCTCCTGGGTTCTCCTGATCAGGGAATTCAATATCAAATTCAAAATTATCAAATTTGTCAATGTTAAATCCAGTTCTAACAATCAATGCTGCTAGTTGAGTTTGTCCCAAAATACTGTAATGATTTAAGTTATCTTCGTGGCGTCTATCACAATCGGGCTGAGGGACTTCAATGTAAATCTTACCGCCTTGCTTTAATATACGATTATATTCCATTAAACTAAAGATAGGATATGGGCTATGTTCTAATGCATGACGCAAGAATAGAAAATCTACTGATTCATCGTAGTAACCTTCACTTTGCGGAATAAAAGTTAAATCATACTTTTTAATTGTATGCCCTTTATCCTCACAGATTTTGATGTCGCCGGGGCTTAATGTTACTCCAGTTAAATCAGTATAACCTCTAGATTTCATCTCGTCTAAGAAATAACCCGGGCCACAACCTAAATCTAAAATTTTAGAATTTTTGGGAAGTTCAAGTGGGTCAATGTATTGTTTAACTACAGTTTCGGTTAATCCTTTGTGTAGTTCGCTATCACCTTCTTCATAGATATGAGCGGTGTATAACCATTCGTTGTAAAATTTAAGTTTAATTAAATCTAGTGTTTTGTTAATATCGATTAGCATCAAGAATCCTATAATTTGATATAATTACTTATTCTAGGAATTGATGTTCTGATTATTTTCGTTTGTAACCTTTAAAGGGTTTAACTAAACTTGTTGTATTTGTATCCTCAGGCTCTTTACTCTTTGAGTATGGAACAACATTCTTTTTATCTGTGGGTATCGTTTTAGTTGCTGAAATAAACATATTATATTCTTCTTCAGTGTATGGATGTACAGTATTATACTTTTCAGCAAAACTTGAGTTATCCATTTCTACAGCATCTTTACTCTTTCCGTCAGCCATACTCATAGCCATCATCATACGATTCAAATGATATATGCGATCATATCCACCTATATCACGAGATTTATAAACACCCTGCGTAGCTTGAGCATGGTGATCATGCATTTTACCTTCGCCCTCAGTTAAAAACTCACTGGCTCTCATTTTGGATATCCTTTAAAGCCTTTAACCGGGCTAACTTTATCTACGTCAGGTGCTTCTTCACTAGACATTGTACCAATCTGCACAGCATCACTGGGTGGCATACCCATAGATCGTAATGCATCATGTATGTAATCTTTTACGTGAGGGTCGTAACTTACAATTATTTCATTCTCACCAAATACTGATTCTGCTCCGTCAAATTCTGGCACACCGTCTTTGGCACGTTGAGCAGCACCTTTGGCACCTGCAATTGCTACACCAAAACGATATTGTAAATAAGGGTCTTGATTCTTAAGTGCAGGAATCTTAAATGCACCCGGCAATGCTAATCCAACATCACGAGTTATTGTTCCAGTGCGACCCTCATTTATAAATTCTTTTGCTCTCATATTATAAGATCAGTCTCTGTTTGCATATCTAAATCGTTTTCTGTTTCCATGATACTATCAGGATAATCATTTAATTGAATATTCAATCCTGGAACAGGTTCTCCAATCCAGGTAACCTGTGATGAGATAAAGTGAAATAATGTAGCAGCATTATCTGTCAATGGCGTAACCAATATACGAACATTTGAATCAAACACATCCATATCATATTGTGTAAGATAGTTACCGTTAAACATTGTACTGTGACCATTCCATTTTACGCCGTCTAAGTCATTAAGTATACTGGCATTTAATGTAATGTTTTGACTATCCATGTTATCTACGTTTTGAGAATTAATTTGAAATGTTGCCTGTGTAAATGCATTTGCAGGAGTTTCATATATAACTTGAGTGGTGTTTCCCACTGTGTACGCATTGCTAGTAAAAAACCCAGTACTGTATAATTGTGAAAAATTATTGTTAATCTTCTGAAAGGCTGTACGTAACGGATCACCTTCCCCATCATTGGGTTGTGCACCTATATTGATTATTTCTTGGGTCATGTCTAAATCCTAAACTATAGTGTATTTATCAGTTTAGTCAGAATTGACCTGCTCAAAAATCTGCTTTTGTTTAGCATACCATTCAAGTATTGCTTCTAATTGAGCCGCACATTCATGCCTTGTGCCGTAGTTTTTTGCTACAACTTCCATTAAATTGCTTAATGTAGTAGTTTTACCCTCAATTGTTTGT